TGCTCTGAATTAGTCACTCTTTAATCAGCGTGTGAAAGCTCATACTCATCAAACCAGGCATCTCTTGCACGGCCATCTGCTGCCTGATAGTGGATCAAATACTGGCTAGCACTATGAATATATTCAGCACGGGCTTTGATATGCCCTTTTTCACCGCTGATAATAACTTGTACGGCCTGACCTAATTTATATTTGAAAACCTGTAATTTGCTCATACCTACCTCTTAATATTTTAGTAACTTCTCTTGCTTACCCTGAAACTCAACTTTTGCCATTGCGCCTATCGCATAGATAGCCCCCAAAACAAACCAGCCCTGATATACAACGAAAATGACAAAGGCCGTGTCAGTCAGTAAATCGTAATATCGGAATGTTGTCGGAACGTGCTTGTACTCTTTAGCGAGCGTATCCCTGCCAAATAGATAAGCCAGGAACTTAATCACACCAAATAACCAGCCAGCAAAATAGCCGACATTTACAAAACCTTCGATGTTTTGCGTGATACCAATAAACAAAAAGGACGCGATCATTGCGTCCAATGTGATTGAATAGATGTATCTCATTTCTCCGAGGTCCTTACTTTGAGTACGGCTTGACTGAACTGTATTTACTCGCCCATGCCTTAGCAATATGCAGACAGTCATCGTACATCTTGCCCTTTCTGCTCGCTGACGAACTGCGGCGGTAATAGTCCACCGCTTTGTCACTTGCCATGCCTGAGATTGAATCGGAATAGCCGAGTCTGGTTAACTCGGCTTGTATGTTCCTAGCGATGAATTGCTCATGATTCATGTCTGCGGCTCTCCGTCCGGGAAGTCATCAAAGCCGGGCAAAGTAAGCTGCGATAATTCCAGGATAACTTGCTTAGCCTTGCGGAGTTTCTTTAGATGACGCTTGCGGAGGTTCATCATTTCACTACCTGGTCTGCCAAAGTTGCTATAAGACCACTTATCAGCGGCCACCAGCCGATTCTGCATTTCACCAAGTGTCAGTGACTTTAAGCTTTCCATGTCCATCAAAGAGAGATCTGTCTGATTCTCCTTGTCTGCTAAATCCAATAGCCAGCGACGAAGTTGTTTAGCGACTTCTGTATCAGCAAGCATCCCTAACAAATGAGCGCCCCGAACAGAGAAAATCCTAACTTTCTTACGAAGATTACTGTAACCCTTTGATTTTCCCGTGGGGGTCAAATTGGCCTCCTCGGCATCGATGGGCAGATTCACAGTCGTAGTCATATCTTCCGAGAACTCATCTTTATTTCTCTTGTATAGCTTGTTGACTGATTTATCGTCTTCGTATTCCAGTAGCCGGGTCATTTGTTTGCCGGTAAACCAGATTTTCCCATCGCCATTATCGAAAGGAATAATAGTGTGATTTTTGAAAGTTAATGTGTTCATTTGCGTATACCTATAGAAATTAGAGCCTGCTAGCATAGAAATATCGCCCCAAGAAGGTCGCCACCTATAACGACATTTCTCAGACTCTATTTCTATAAACTCTTGGTTGGGATTGGCGCATGCTAGTGCGCGATGAAATTCGGATATAAAAAACCCCGCTTGAAGCGAGGCTCTTACTGGCACTGAGTTTTGATGTAGTCCTGCAAGCCTAATACCTGCTGATTGATTACTGCTATTCGCTCTCTGAGGGTCCAATAATCCCTGATAGAGGAGTCAGCAGGTCGGGCGGTGGCTGCATCATCCATGCGGGCGCGGGAACCGGCTTCACTCTTTGGACATGTGGCTTTGACGAACAAGCGCTTACGACCGGCAGCAACATCATTGCGCAGAACATCAATTTCAGATTTGGCATTTGTAAGCTCTCGCGTGTGTTTAATGTCTAACTCATTCAACATCGTGATGTGAGAGTTCTGATAGTCGATAGTGTCTGTGAGTTGCTGGATTTCTGATTGTTGCTGCTTTGTAACACGTTGCTCTCTCTGTAATTCAGAGTGATAGTAATAAGCGGTCAGTGAAATAACGATTAGTGCGAGTATCGTATAGTAGTGAGCGTTGAATTTCATAACAATAACGCCCCCAGAAACAGAAACCAGCCCCAACTGGCTCGACCACAAATCGCCAAAATAAAACTCCAGAGAAATAACAACGCGGCTAAATTATGCCTAGTCATCCAACCCCCAGCATGTCAGCTCTGACTCTTGAGAACGGCGTTCAACCTGACCGTAACAGCCGTTGACCTGTCCTTTCGTTTGTCTACAGTCTTTACCACCGTCATATATCCAGCGTTTGATTTCAGCGCATGCCCCCTTTTTATCTCCAGCGTTCAGCTTTCGGTAAAAGGTGGAAGAGAAACATTTCGCGGGACCAATGTTATATGGGCAAAAACTCGCAATGCCTGCAATTTGTGGTTCTGTCAACGGGATATGGACATTGTGTTTTACCCAGTCGATAGCCTTTTCCGTTTCAATCCGATTCAGCGTGTTACATTGTTCTTGTGTTAACTTCATCCCCTTGCGAACTGGAGCACCTTCAATCTGAGTTACACCACGACATATTGACCAAACTCCACCAGCATCTTGATATGCTGAAAGTCGATTACCTTCTTTCTCGTCTAAGAACTGTGACAATATAGCCGTAGCGCCCGCACCGGAGAGCGCAAGACCAATAACGGCAGCGCTTAACTTACTGGCCTTTGTCATTTCTGTTCTCCTGCCTTAGTTGAAACTCTTTCCGCTTGTAATGCCAATTAATTGAAAAGGTTCCAACAGTACAGATAATTCCGACGATAAGCGCCCAATCGTTCAATGATAGTGCTCCAAGCATTGCCGTTAGCGTCCCCCAACAATAAGCTGACGGACTTGTGTATTTGTCCATGAGTTTCATATTTCCACCCCCGTTGGGGATTAAGTCCCCGTTAAACGGGCGTGAAAAGAAAAAGGCCGTGAATAATCATGGCCTATGCGTAGTGATAAATGGTAAATTCCATGCGTATCTTATATTTTGTTTAGTCGCTTTTGCTGCTCTATAAGCTTCCCTATCATTGATAATACGATAGTGCTCTTCATTGTCTCTGAGGCTGTCTGATAATAACGGAACAGCGCAATCTCAGGACGCTTTGAATGCTGGAGCGCAATATTAATTTCATTAATTACCGGAGTTAAGTTATTCATGCCAATGGTTTCCTTACAAGATGTTATGTGCCCTCACTGCCTCAGGGAAAACCCTATACTTGAATGCGTGTCAGAATTTCTTCTTAGTCAAAAACGGTTATTAGGGATGGCTTTTTTATGCCGAAGCTGTAACGGCGTCACCGTTGCTGAGGTTGACCCAGATGAAAGTACAGTTATGGGTGGCGGATATTTACGCCGCTCGAATAGCTACAATATGGATATTGTTTTTTCCCCGAACGATGATACCTATGGAGAGGTTGTAAACACATACCCAGAACCCAATCTTCCTCTTGCTCCAGCGCATGTCCCATCAAATATTTCAAATATCTATTCAGAGGCAGAAGATAATTTCATACGGAAAAGGTTCTCTACATCTGTCATGCTTGCAAGGAAAGCCTTAGATATTTCGACTAAAGTTCTAGGCGTTACTGATGGCATAAATGACAATAATCTCTCTGCGAGAATCTTCAAGCTTAAAGATAGCGGCAAAATAACGAACGAAATGGCTCAGTGGGCAAGAATCATCAGACTGGATGGGAATACCTCTGTACACTCAGATGAAGAGTTCGACGAATCCGAAGCAAGAGAGCTTCTTGATTTCGTAGAAACATTTTTGCTTTACGCCTTCACATTGCCAACTATGGTTGCCACCAATAAGCACACATCACAATAGCCACCCAGTCAGCGCATAAACCCCGGATTCAGTTCCGGGTAATCAGCATTGCATAAGTAAAAAAGCCACGCCATGCGCAGCCTTGGATTCAGGATGTAGAGTTGGGTTATTTCCAGTTGAAGCAAAAATGCAGTGTTTTATCTACGTTTTGTTGCAATATGTCGCCTAGTTTTTGTGCGTTGGTGTTATAATACCTACCAAAAAATTCGTATTGTTGTTTACCAACTATTGAACTATCTAATGTGCTTCCAAGATAATAAGGCACTCCACCAACAGTTACAGTGAGGTCTTTTCCAAATAAGTCCACCATTTTCTGATAACCTCCTAACGTTGGAGGAATACCAGAGGAGACTCTGATATGAATTCCCTTATTAGAATTATCCCATACGAAATATGAAAATTTCGTAATATCAGTTTCATTTTTGAGGTTAGTTAAAGTACCGAAAGGATTTGCAGGGTAGAGTTCGTTATCAGCAAGATATCCCCACATCTGCACAGAAACAGAATATTTCCCAGTTCCTACCTTAAGATCAAAAGACAGCATGGTGCCTTCTGGACATTTTGGCTTCCACGCCTTCCAATCACAAGCCATCAAATCCCCCGGTGTCGGTTGCCAATTTGACGAGCCATATTTATCGTGTTTCTCAATATGAGAGATGCTGTCGGGACTTTTAACTTTCAACGCTATGTACTCGTCAGGCGCTTCCCATTCACTACGAGCTACTGCCTTTCCCATATATACTTGAATTATTGCCCACGGCAGAGAACCTTCTGGAGCAAGGTTATCAATCTTCATCTGATATTTATCAAGATCGAATGGACACTTAAGGTCAGCTTGTTGATTCTCTGGTTTATTAATTTCACACATAAATCCCTCACTTATTATTCGTTAAAGGTCATTTCATCTTATTGATAAATCGCCAATCAATATTACTGAGGTCAGATTTCTATCTCAATCAAATCCCGGCCGTAGCAGGGCTTATAATTTGGCAGATACTGAGTGATTTACTGAGCCGTAAGCTGCTCAAAGCTGACCACTGACAGAAAGCAAAAAACCCCGCACTGGGCGAGGTCTGAGATTAATAAGCTGTGTGACATAGCTATCACTCTTATCATAATATTCAGTTTTTTACGTACGTAAACTCTTTTATTAAATTAGGCTGCAATTTTTTGAACATATTTATCCATTTCCAGTTCTACATCTAGCATTATCAACATTCCTTCAACAACACCCTCCGCTTTTTGTAATTTTTTACCGATGTGGCCGTCAGAGCATTTATACTCATAAGCTAATTGCATGAATGTTTTACCAAACACGTAGTATTCAAATAACAAATCATGAATATCACTATTCTTCTGATTCAGCTTTGCCATACAGCTAGAAATAACAATAGCGTCATCTTCACAGCACTGTGTACGCGATTTAACTTTATTCGGTATCAGCCCACTAAATCCGGCAGCAATAGAAGACCAATAAACGTCTTCTCTATTATCAGCTGCCCAAGCACCCCAACGCTCTAAAACTAGTTGAATATCACGCATATGTTTACCCCAGCTATTTTTTGCAATTCGGCAATACTGTTGCTATACGACAATCGTAACGAGTGCTATATGCTTTACGTAGACGACTTTCTTTATTTATTCCAACTTCTTGTCTGACTGTAAGAGTTCCATTACGTTTTTGAGTGACAACATGATGATGCTTTGTTTCATGTCGCAAGAACCTGGCTTCCTCAATTGCTGCTTCAATATCAGTGAAGATTGTCATGCCGTAGCCTCTTCAATTTCTCATCAAACTC